TGGTTAAAACCAACGTGTACTGTTATGCTACGTTCTTTTTCAAGATCCATAGTAACAATATATTGTTGATTTATGATTGTTGTTCTATCTTCTCTATCAATTAAACTACCAGTTCCATTGGGTTCATAAATAAAAATTAATTTACCTCTTGTGAAATTGGGAGCAGTAACATCAAATCTAAAAGACACAGTACCGCGCCAGTAAGTGTAATTCATAGCTACTTGAGCTAATGAACTGTTCATCATCATTTGTCTGGTAGTAGTTGAAGAAGTATTTACAAAGTGAGTACCAAGCATCGGAGTGATGGGTAATGTTAAGTAAGTGTATAAATAAGGTTGAGCTTCATCCGTTAAAGACAATACATCCAATAGACTGGGAATGGATGTGATGTGTTTATGGGCTAGGGAATCATGAGAACCAGAACCCATGATATCATTCATGAGAGCTAATTCTTGTTTGGGGTCACATGTTAGTTTATAAGCAGTATCTCTACCAATGATGGTAGCACCATTAGCAAAAGTAACTTGCTTAGCGAAACTAACAGGTTCGACAATAATGGGTTTGGAAAAGCCAAACATAAGAGCTACTTTAGAAATAGCAGTAGCTGCTATATGTGTGGCTTTAGCAAATGTGGAGATAACAGGTACATCAGATAACTTTTCAGCAATGTTTGCAACAGAAGTTGCAACAGTGCTAATAGGGTTTGTAGTGAATTCAGACTCTGCAGTAACAGTAATACGTGTATTGGTAGGTGTAGAAATTTCTACATCTTCCATCCACGCATAAACTGTGAGAACTACACTATCAGTTTCAGCTACATTTTGAGAATGAATTTTACCTAGAGAAGTTATAAATAACTGTCCTAGATCTAAAAAATCTTCGTAAGATGAAATGTTATCTAAAACACTAGCTCCAAAAGCGTTAAACAAACGTAAGCTTTGCTGAGGATGTACATATGGAAGATCCATTTGAACATCGTCATCTTGACCTGCGTTTACATAACACAAATTAGGACTTTGGCTAAGATAATTAGATCGAAATAAACGCTTTTGATCAGTTATGGGAGAAAGACCTCTCATAACTAAATAATTACGATTATTTGCAGATAATGGTTGGTAACTAGCCATCAAGGAACCATAATGGAATTTTGATGTTGATAAGTTAAACCTTAATTTGAGATTGCCTCGAAAATAAGCGAAATGAGCTAATTTATTCCTGACGGATGGTAAATCAGACCATAAAGCCCATGGATCAAGTACGAAATCAATATT